AGTATCCGTAACCAATATCCCCTTCAAAAGGATTAATTAGTTCAGAATCCATAGTAAGTTGTGGAATTAATCTTGGATTTTTACGTAAATTCAGTGTTCCTCGTGCTAAAGCATCAAGTTTTGTCTTAGATTTAACACTGCTACTAGACACAGCGTACTGTCTAAGACCGAAAAATGCTTGAGAAGTGGGGTCAGAGTACGTACTTGATACTACTTTACTACCACTACGAGCAAAAACCTCATTAGCAACGTATGCTCCCATACCCTGAACTGAGTAATTTTTGATGTTTCCACCGTACTCTAGTGTTAAAGTGCATGGAGTTTGGATTCTTGGGTAGTACATCATCAACTGTCGAGCAGGATTTATGTCCCAATCGAATCCATTTGTACCATCTGCTAGGTCTTGAATACTTTGTAGGATAGTTTTACCAGATTTTGCAGCATAACTAAACGTTCCTGTGGGGTTTGTAAGAGCATCTTGACCTAAAGTGATGCCAAGATCACCATAAGAACGTGCTTGTGTGTCCTGAATAAGCTTCCAAACAGCTGCCGCATAACGTTTCTTAGTAAATTTTGTGGCTACAACGACATTTCTGTGTCCTAAATAGCTAGAAACATCATTGGCAACGCACTTTAATACCTTATCATTGCTAGTACAGGTGATAGTCCAGATAGGACCAGTAAAAATAGGGACACCATTTCGCAGAAGAATAGCCTCAGTAAGACCTTCCTTTAACTGCGAAACGGGGTCCACATAGTTTATCAGATCAAGTGAACTTAAGCTGAATCTAATCTCATCTGGTTCATTCATCCTGAACTCACCTTGTAGATCAAAGAACGGTGGTTCTCCAATATAAGTACCGTCACGGTACTGTAAGCGCAGAATAAAATCGGCCATTAGAGCCATCCGTCCTTAGAGCTTACCACAGCAGTAACAACAGCTGTTGTAGCTTTGAATGAGAAATCGTCCATATACAGTGTCTTGCCTTTAGCAAGCTTTGATGCAACTTGACCAGTATCTGTGATAGAAAATGTCATTAAACCAGATACTGCAGCAAGTGTGAAGCTCAGTTGAATCTTTTGCCATGTTGTAGAACTTACAGGAAATAATGTAACAGATGCCACAGTAGTTGCACCATTTAATACAGCCACGTTAACGTTGGGCATCGTACCCTTAACCCAGACTGAAGCTGTGTAGGAGCCTGCTGCTAACCCTGTGAGGGTCGTAGGGACCACTACGGTGCCTGAACCGGCTGTCTTATTCTTACGCACCATACGCAGGCTCTTAGAGCCACTATGTTTATCAGCTGTTGACTGTTGCGTACCTGTCCAGTTAGCTCCTACAGCATAACCCGTTCCAAAGTCAGCTTCACACCCCGGGTTAATCATTGATTCTGCGGCAGTAGCGAGTAATTTAAAGTTAGTTGCAACTCCAGGTTTAAATGACCACCATCCGAGTGATGTAAGATAACTTGAGTTTTTTACACCATTTAACAAACAACTACGAGTCTTAAAATCAACTACAATTGAGTCGTCCGCATCTGTGGTAAACGTATGCGTTACTGTTTCACCAGTATCAGTATTTACCATTGCTACTTCAGCAGCTACTCCTGAAATAGTAAATACAGGATAAGTTTCTGTATTACCATTATTAGTAATTGCATACGCTGTCCCAGAAGTTACAGCAGTATCAGCATCATCGACGTACTTAACAGGATCACCAGCTTTAAATTGAATCTGGATATCACAGGAACCATTGTTACGTAGTGCTGTGATATTGAAATTGAATCCTACTGGCTTGCACATGATATAACGCTGTGCAACACCTGCACCACGGTAATAAAATGGAGCATCTGCGATCCGTGGCATAAAGTTTGCGATCAATGCCTCGATAGTTGTGTCAATCGAAGCAGCATTTGCATAAAGCGTACCGTCCAACACGATAGTACGGATTTTCACAAAGCGTGAGTAGACGTAACCACCGTGCCGACTATCATATTCTGAATCGACTGAGTCGATAGCAGGTAAATCTAATCCTTGAATGTTCGAGATATCAATAAACGGGAGGGCCGTGCTGTTATTAAGCAGCACGCCCGTATCCGTATACTGATACTCGTAAGGATTGAGCACAGGCGCAACCATTACAACCCCAACCTTTGTGAAACTTCATACCCAAGATCAGCCGCATTTTTAACAGGGTCAATCTCGTTAGTGTAAATTGGCATATGAATAGTAGCTCCGGAATTACTCATACCGACTCCGGTAGAACTATATGCCAAACCAGTTGCATTACCAATTGTTAACGAAGGACCAACTCGTCCAATGATTTTCTTTGTATCCTTGAACCCAGAAAGCAGTTCATCATTGAATCCTTCAAAGATTGCCTTACCAGCAGGACGCAAGAGCTTTCGGTCATAACTAATTGGACCCTTGTGTTGCTTGATCCAATCAGCAATACCAGTAATCCATCCCTTAGCGTCATCCCACATCTTCTTCATACCATTCCAGAGACCTGAAATGATAGCACCACCGATGCCACTTAGTAAATCACTGAGTCCCTTTAAGGCATTAGTGATTAGAGTAGGAATACTCTTTACCCAAGTGAGTAAGTCGTCACCCTTTTTAACAGCAGCCAGACGCATATCATTAAACCAAGCGCCTACCTTAGGACCAAGAACAGCTAGTCCCATAAATCCACTGATAATCATACTTGGAACTGACTTAACCCAGTTCACAAAATCACCAACTTTAGTACCAGCAGCTTCACCAAGTAATTGCCACCACAGACTCCACTTAGTTGATACATCAGTAAAGAACCCGATGAATACACTAGCGAAGTTAGCAAAACCAACTACAAGAAACTCTGTGATTTTTGATAGTCCTGAAAGAATGATGCCAGGAATTTCTCCCCATTTACCAGTGAATAGTGCAATGATTACAGAAAGTAATGTAGCAATATAAGTCTGCAATCCTTCCCATAGTCCGCTAAGAGCAGGGAGAATATATGTAGACCACATGTTACTAAAATAGTTTCCAATTGCAGTCATAAAATCAGACACGCCTTTTGAGGCACTATCCCATGTATCCTTAAACCATTTTCCGACAGCAGAAGCAAATCCGACAACAGCATTTACGATGTTATTGAATGTTGTTGTAATGAAACCCCAAATACTATTCCAAGTATTTACTGTCCACGTAGAGACTGTATTCCAAAGGTCAACAAAGAACTTTGAAATACTTCCCCAGTTAGAAATAATGAGATACGCAGCATATGCAATCAGTGCAATCGCGGCTACGATTGCTAGCGCAACAAGCACCACAGGCCATGCAGCAGCATCTAGAGCTAAGAACGCACCAGCAAGTAACATCACAACACCAACAAATGTAGTGATCGAACCAACAACAACAAGAATCACAGCTGAGATAGCAGCAAATTGAGCAATACCTTGCTGTTGCTGTGGTGAAAGCTTGTTCCACCAATCAGCAAGTTGTCCGAAAAACTCCATTATAGCAGTCTTGACTGGCATAATAGCGTCACCGATTTTCTGCCAAGCAATAGCCATCTTGTTCTGTGCAATAAGAATCTTGGAAGCATCAGTGCCAGCCATCTGCTTGTAAGCAATAGCAGCAGCACCCATCTTCTTACCATTCTTATCTGTTACATTAGATGCATTCTTCATATCATTTGTAAGGCCCTTATATGCGCCCTTAGTATCGTTTAATGCTGTATTGAAGAATCGCAATGCTTGAATAGTTCCACCAGAACCTTGGAACATATCCTTGAGCTTAGCAGTTTTCTGTTCCTGCGTAAGCCCCTTCATAGAATTCTTCATCATATCTACGATCTTAACCATAGGCTTAAGTTTACCTGTGGAATCATAAATCTTCATTCCCATTTCCTTGAAATTCTTCGCAGTAATAGGATTAGAAATAGCATCAAATGCGCGTGCAACAGACGTTCCAGCCTTAGCACTCTTAATACCGTTTCGAGTCAAGAGAGCAAGCATACCAGCTGTAGTTTGATAAGTCTGTCCAGCACGGTGAGCAGAAGGGTTGGCAGTTGCCATTGCACTAGTGAATTCCTTGAAGTTACCAACGCCCTTACGGACTAACTGGAACATCACATCATTCACTTTTGTAACATCTTTTGCTTTAAGTTGGTACGAGTTTAACGTACTAATAAGTGATCCAGTTGCTGACTTAATATCAGTTGAACCACCAACAGCAGCCTTAGCTGCTTGTACCATGAAGTTAGTTGCTACAGTTTTATTCTTAACATCCATCGATGAGTACAAGTCATACATAGAACCTTGCATCTCATCAATCGGAACAGCAAATTTGCTAGCTACATTCTGACCAATGTTAACAATATCTTCAAGAGTAGTCTTAAATTTATCATCAACCTGAGTTAATGTAGTTGTTGCAGCTTTTCTATACTCAATCGCAGCGTCAGACGCATTGTTAAGAGCCATAACTGTAACGATACCGCCAGCCGCAGCAGCCGCTCCCACAGTTGTGAGAGCCATTCCAGAGCCTTGTAGAGCTTGAACCTGCTTATGTGTAGCAGCAATCTTAGCAGAGGCTCTAGCACGTTCTGTACGGTTTGCGTTTCTTGCAGCTTGCTCTAGCTCCTTCTGTTTAGCAATTTCTTTATTAGTACCAGCAATTGCAGCAGCAGTAGCTTGAGCTTCCTTTTGCTTTTTACCATCAACTAATCTAAGATATTCTTTTTTCTTTGCAATCACTTGTCGTAAGCCAATTAACTCTTCATCAAACTCGAGTTTCTTAGCTTCATGTTCTTTACGAAGAGCAGCTAGAACTTTCGCCATTGTCTTTTGATCATTAGCATAAATCTCTTTTGTAGCAGCAGCCATCTGCTTATACGATACAATTTCTTTTGCTTTATTTGTACGTACAGCTTCTGTCTCACGCTGTTGAATCTTAATTGCATTACGATGCGTTGCAATGGTTTTATTCATTGCAGTAATTTTTTCACGTGAAGCAGCTTTTACTGCATTTGCATTTCCTGTGAGAGTATTGCGTTCTTTCATAGCACTTGCAATACTGTCATTATTGGCAGAAATTACTTTCTGGTTTACGCCCTGAACATTTCTAGCGAAACGACCAAGGATGCGCGAAGCCTCATCTCGTACACGTAAGAAAATCATCATTTCATGTGCAGAAAAGCTCATCGCGCCCCCTTTCTCTTGGCCTCTTTGGCATCGAGTTCTGCCTTTTCTTCAACCGCAGACATTACAAAATCGAGCAATAACATGTAATAGGCATCTTGCTCGAAAAGGCCGCCCGTTGCGGGTAGCACATGGAACGTTTTGCAGTAATTGTATAGTTCTAAAGCGAAGTTTACTTCACTAAAGAACTCATGCTTACTGTTATCACCAGTTACTACCCGCGAACGAATGCGACCTTTTATTATTTTACATCATCAGAATCGAAGTTATTCATTTCGCTGATGAGTGTGTTGATTTCTTCACCCACTCGTGGGTCTAGCGCATCTACGTCAGCAGAGTTCTTGAAGTTGAACATTGTACCGTTGTCATCTTTCTCAAGATTATGCTCAACAATACAACCAGCAAACTCAAGATACGTAGCCTTCTTATTAGCCATAGCCATCTCGCCCATAGCATCTTTACCTGCATTAAGCGAAATACCCATCTTAACCAGTTCCTGACGTTCAAGCTTATCGCCATAAGTCATACGCTTAAGAACGACAAAGCCACCTTCACAAGACTTCAAATCCTCATGGACTGTGTCTCTTGTTGTATAAGCTTTAGGCATTAGTTTCTCCTTGTATAGTGCCTGTAGGTCTGCTGGGCCAGCCACTAAATGTAACCGGCCCAGCACACCGGATTTTTTATTAGACAATGCTTTCAGCTGTAGTGAGGACGATCTGATAATGCTTACCAGTAGCGTCGATCACACAGTTATACTCAATTGACGCACGGAGCAAATCGCCCTGTCCACCAATATTAACCTCATACGAGTTCTTAATTGCCACAGGTGCAAGAATCGAGAGGATATTGCTGGCATCAGCCGTTGCAAGAAGCGTAATTGTGCTAGCCGTACCAGCCTTATACGTGTCATAATCAGCACGAGTAGCAAAATCTCGAGCAGTCTTAATTGATGCATTTGATTCACCGAAGTTAACGAATGCAGCACCGACAGTGCTCTTAATTCTGCCATTAGCCTGACCATTATCCTCAACTGAGAACTCAAATGTGTCAGCATCGAAGATTTGAGTAGCTGTAGGAATCTGCAAAGAGTACATACCAGACTGGAAAACAGGCGCTGTAGGCCAAACTGCGGTCAAAGCAGCCTGTGTAGTCTCAGTACGACCTAGAATAGAGACTGTACATACCATCTTACCATCGTCACCAATGGAAATTGTGAAGCCAGTAACGACACAACCTGTATAACCAAAGACCTCAGTACCTCGTTTGATCGAAATAGAGAGTGTTTTGACAGGAATTGCATTCGCACTAGGCGTTCCAGTATAGATATAAGGTCCAGCACCAGACTTAACAACTGTCATACGAGTTGCAAACATGAAGTGCGCGAACACATCAGCAGTAAAGTCGAACTCGATATCGCCTTCAACAGTTGAGTTACCGGGGATAAGACCAACAAGACCGGCTGTAGCTCGCACAGGACGACGCTCAACAGGGTTAATGTTGTACTTAATAGACTCAGAGTTGAAAGGAACGAACTTAACAGGTGCTAAATAAGTACCAGATGTAACTTCAATAGCAACGCCAAGAACGCCACTAGCGCCAATATCAGGCATTTGCGCCTCCATTAGGCGTAGGTGTAGGAATTACTGCAGGAGTATCTTTTTCGAACTCAACAGTAAATGACTTGTCTGCTTTGAAAGCTTCCTTTAACGATAAACCACTAACAAAGAAGGCATTACCCTCTTCATCAATATCTACAACACCGTTAGCAGCTTTAAAAGTCTCATTTGCGTTATCAGGAAACTCGACGAATTTCCCATTAATTAACTCTCCAAGACCAGTGACAGTAACTACTTCACCTTTACCGAGTGTTGGAGAGTCATATTTAATCTTATACATATCACTCCAAAGATTGTGGAAGGAATTCTTCCTTAATTGCGTTAATCGTAAGCCTACTAGCTACATAAGTAGTACCAGTAGACTTAGTAACATACCCGGGTTCGATAGTTTCGACTAACGCACTGTTAACTAAGCCACCACAGGTAGGATACTGATGAATCAAAACCTCAATAGCCTCGGCAGTTAAGTCCGAATCCAATCGATTGTCAGTCTCGGAGCTAGTATAGTTACTATAAACGTATATGTAAGTCTGATATACACGCTTAACTGCTCTCCCAGATGCAGAACGAGTGAACTCACTTGTCTTTTGACCGGGTTCGATGCAAGCAGTACGAGGTCCAGCAATCTTAGTTTGGTCACCGTAGAATACATCTGCACCGAGAAGAGCACCAGCAGTCTTGTTAGCCTTCAACAGAGTGACATAAAACTGTGAAACTTGCACAGCTGTTGTAGGAACTGAAGTTGATACTGTCATATTCCGGCCTTAATCATACGTTCTCGGTACCAAACATTGAACTGTCTAGCAACGATATTCTCTTGACTCCCACTAAAGGCAATAAATGGACGAGCAGGAACTATAGTAGCACCAGCAAACCTGCCAAGATGAACAAATCCTGTTTGATGTAGGAAACCATATGCAACCTCGGGAGGAAGAGAATATTCAGCCCTAGTTTTATTGATATCCCATCTTGCATATTGTACAGCACGACGTTTAAGTTTGCCCGTACGAATAAGGATTCTACGATCCCCACCCTTACGTTTTACTGTACTTTCTTCAAGTGGCTCCCAAGGAGGACCACCACCTTCATCAAACTGGCGTCCAATGTCCTTACTTAACTCTCGAGAACTACGTCTAAGAGGCTCATGTAGAGATTTAAGTTGAAATTTAAAGTTACCAACATGCTCAGCGAGAATTGTAGGAGAGGTACTCCTATTTGGAAAGTCTACGCTAATCTTTCCAGCTGGCATTAGAACTCCTGAGACATACTAAATACTGGTTCTGAATCAATTAGTTCTTGAGCAATTGATGGCAATCCGCCACTTACAACTACAGGCACTGTAGCATCAGGAACAATAGTAACAGTACCACTGGCGATACCATCAAGTAATAATTGCGCATCAGCTAGGAGCCTATCTCCATATACTCCCGGTTCGCTATCATTAGAAAATGTTCTATGATAAAAATAACCAGCATAGAACATGCTAATGACACGTTTGACGAGTAATGGTGTTGTAACGTCAGTCAACCAAGTCTTGGTGTCGTACCTAGAAGATACGACACCAAGAACCTGACTTGAAATCTGTTGAGCTAACGGTACCTCAATTGCAGAAACAGGGGTCTTAGTTGCTTCCAACCAAGCTTGAACATCTGCTAAAGCAATGAGGACTGCCATGATTACTTCTTTTCGACCTTAACAGCTTCAGCATCTGCAAGCTGAGCCTTTAAAAGCTCAACCTCTGCAAGAGCAGCTTCCAGTTCGGACTTAACCGACTCAGGAATAACCGGCTCAGCAATAGCGCCGCTATCACGCAACGCCTTAGCCTGCTCATCAGTAAGGTCTTTGATCTTCGTAACCGGAGTGTCAACCGGGTAAATCACGCCGTCATGCATAAGGACGGTCTGTGTAACTTCAGCCATTTTCTTCTCCTATTACGCGATCGCGGCTTTGATGACGTAACCAGTGATCGACTTCTGGTAATCGCCAGAAGCCGGATTGATTTCTACACCAACGAGCTTCAGATCGTAACGACGAGAAACACGAATGAGATCACTCTTTCGCGGCTGTTCGCGCCAACGATCAACAACCTGAGCGCCGGGGTAACCCCAAGCAAACTCATAACCGAATGCAGGAATTCGCAGACCAGCACGCGGAGGAACCCAAGCGATAACGATATCCTTGCCCCACAGGTAGGAGGTAGTGATG